TCAACACGAGTAGCATACTCTTCGCGTGTTTTGTTTAGTAGTATTTCAATACGCTTTTGTTCTCTGAACAAACTGCTGATAAACCATGCACTACCCATTACGATAATGCCTATCAGAGTATCAATAATGTGTACGAGGTCCATGATTTATTTCCTATGCACTACCAGCCCGATGGGACTGCGTTACGAACTGCTGGGGAAATCAGTGCATCCATCTGAGCATCAAGCATTGCTTCCATTTCAGCCTCTGTTTTGCCGATGTTATCCAGCACCCACGCTTTCACATTGTCCTGTGTCACGCTGTCGAAAGCAATAAAACCGTCATGTCCTTCCGGCGGCAGGGTCAAACCAGCAGAGCCGTATGCGCTGACACTGAGTGGCTGGCCATCAGCATTTGTGGCAGTATCGTGAACTGCCGTGACACGCCAATGAACCTGACTGATTACATCAGTAAAGCCGTTCTGTTCGTTGTTATTCACTTCTAGTGTTGGAAAAGTCCAAGTATATGTAGCCATTGTTTACTCCTGTTAGTTGGCTTCTAGTGTTGTAACTCGCGCCTTCAACGCAGTCATTTCAGTTTCAAGTGTTTCAATCTTAGCAATCGCTTCCTGCAATGCACCAGTTAGTAGCGGCACTAGCTTGCCCTTGTCGATGCCTTGGTAGACAGGATTACCGTCACCATCTACTTCGTTGTGTGTGCCTGTTACAGCTTCGGGTACAACCGTTGCCGCCTCGTGGGCAATGAAGCCGTCAACTGTTGTGTCTTGGTCTACAATGAAGTTAAACCGCTTGGGTGCCAGTGCCTTCACACGGTCAATCGCGCTGGTCATCGCAACCACGTTTTCTTTTAGGCGATAGTCTGAGGATT